GAATTGATGCTATGGTGTCCGGAGAATCTAAGGTGCGTGCTCAACGCGAATTAGATAACCAAAAAGAAATCCAGGTGTTAAAACGTCAGAAAGAAGATTATATCCGAGCTGTCATTCGGGCTGAAAAAGATAAGTACGACGCCCAGGAAGAATTAAACGCTAAGAAAGATAAAAGCTACAGAAAAAAAACATTTGATCCTTCTATTGTAAAGGTCAATACGATAAAGTTTAACGAGTTAATATCAAACGAGTTGATACAACAGGCTATTGCTCCCTATAAAGAGGAGATGCAAGCTTGGAATGAGTATCTTGTTGAATATGGAAACTTTCAACAAAAGAAATCTGCTATCAATGCGGAATATAATCAGAAGATAGCAGAAGCTACAACCAAGGGTGAAAAAGAGTCTCTAAAAAAAGAACGGGATAGTAAACTGAAAGAAGTAACTTTTGATGAACTAAAGAAGACTATCAATTTTGCAGATATTTTCGGGGACTTGAATACACAGTCTACGGAAACTCTCACCAAGATGCGTGATAAACTGAAAGAGATAATAAATAAGTCCGCGAAAGATTTAAAACCGACTGATTTAAAAGAACTGCAAGAAGCATTCAGTAATATTGATTTGAAGATTGCAGAAAGAAATCCTTTCGGGGAACTTAAACAAGGCATTGAAGGCTATAAAAATGCTACAGAAGCCGTAATAAAGGCGCAAGAGGATTTGAATACAATACAAGAGGGTGGAG